AAAGCAGCAACGGCTTTTGATGCTGCCCCTAATGTCACCCCAAGACTGGCTACTACAGGTATAGCCGCCTTAATCGCTATTGTACACTTACCTATTACCAAGAGTAACGGGCCGATGGCGGCTAAGAAGCCTCCTATTGCAATAGTACCTGCTTGGACAGGAGTCGGAAAAGTAGCAAAGACCTTGCCCAAATCCCCCAAAACTGTGGCGCTCGTGCGTAGTATTGGGATTAAGGTAGTCTGCAACAATGGAATAAAGGTTTCGTTCAGGAGGGGAATGAACGCCATAGATATGTCTCTTCCGACAGCGGCGAATTGATTTTTCAGTGTTTCCATTCCCACCTTAAAATCGTTAGCCTGCTTGAGAGCCTTATCACCCATAACTAAACCAAGTTCGTGGGCTTCACTTCTTGCTTTTGCCATCTCCTCAGAAGACATGCCTAAGAACGAAGCTATCTCCTTGTTTTTTTTACCGAAAATATCAAATGCCAGATTATTCCTCGTTGTAATATCATCAATCCACTGTAACTTTGATATGATTTCAGGGAAAAGTTGATTCGCATCTCTCAGTGAGCCATCAGCGTTTGTGACGTTAATTCCAAGTTTATCAAGTGCTTCGGCGGCATCCCCAGAGCCAGTTGCTATATCTGGAAGTTTATTACTAAATGCCGAAATAGTAGAAAAGAGAGCATCGGCACTACCTCCTGCCTTAGTAGCCACGTGCTGAAACTCTTGCAGGGAATCAGTAGACATCCCTGTTTGTTGTTCTAAAGTATAAAGTTTGTCGGCATATTGCCCCGTTTTCAAAGACAAAATACCTACAGCCGCTGCCGTAGCTCCAAGAGGGGCTGTGAAGTTCTTGGACATAAATGTTCCTGCTTTAGTCAGGTTTTGTCCAAGTTTCCCCAACTCTTTTTGTACAGATTTGACTTTGGCTTCCAAACCTTCTACATCACGCATGGCACTCGACATGCCTTGCATGGAAATCCTGCCAATTAAGTTGAATACGGAGGCCGCCATAGTAATTATCCTTTTAACTGTTTTTGAATTACCTTAAACTTCTCATACAACTTCCGCGTATCAACTTTTTCGGGCTTGGGCTTCCCGTGTGAGGATAGCCCGTATTTTTCAATAAAGTTCCCGAATGTCGAACCCGAATCACTACCCAACAACCATGCAATTCTCGCGCTGTTTACGCGGTCTATCTCTGCTCTTCTGTTCTCTATTCTCAACCAAGAGTCAAACATTGTCTTAAAGTCCGTAAAACTAAGGGTAGTCAATTCTTGTGGTCTCAACTGCCAATGCACAAGCACACTATCAATACTTAGTTTATACCAGTCTACGAACTCCTCTTCCCGCTGATTACCTGCAAGGCACGTGAAAAAAAATCCTTGCTCTCTTTTCTACTCCCTATCTCCTCTATAATGTCAAGGATAACTTCAGGAGGCTCTTTCAAAAAGTCCCCAACAGACATTTCCACAAGGCTTGCAAACCACTCTATTAGTTTGTCTTTTGCCCCTGTATATGCAGAATTTAGGACGTAGAAAATAAGTTCAAGACCTCTGTCTTCTGCCTCTTCGTCAGACACTTCTTTGTTTGGATTTCCCGAACGCAGGAGAGTGCGCAGGTTTTCCCCTGCGCTTCCTGATATTGTACTGAGAAGGTCTACAAAAGTAAATACATCACCAACATTGAATTTACGGATTTTCATTTTTATGTCTCCTTATACTTGTGCGATTTTCTCAGGAAACAAAATGAACCAACCCTCATCGTCAGGGTCAAGAGGATCTACCGTCGAACTGAAGGTGATAGGAAGAGTGCTTTCATCTCCGTCTTGAAAAGAGAAACTTACCTCGCCACCACTGATTCCGTTTTTTATTCCTAATACAACAGGGGCTTTGGTATTGCTGACTTCGGCAATTAAAGCTACGTCATAATAATCAAGCGTAGGTATAGTGGACTCAAGCCGCCTCTGTATGAGATAGTGGTTCTCCCCAGTTACCGATACACCGTTTTCGTCTACAGCGGGCTGACTGGTCGCAGTGGATCCTGGGATTGCAGACTTCAATATTTCGGGAGAGATTTCTACTAAGTTTACCGTCAGCTCTGCCGTAGTGCCGAGAAAACGAGATGCCCCACGGACGATGCCCTGTATTCCATCCACAGGCATATCTCTACGTTCCCCAGACAACTTCCACTCAGAGCCGCCTCTCGTGGCTCCCAAGATTCTCTGAGGCTTATTGGGGTCAGTGCTGTTGAAGTTGAACACCACAATTCCCGCGTCAAGAATCAGGTGATTTAAGGTTTTCGGCGTAATTCCGCTCTTGCGTGCCATAATATTTACTCCTTTAATAAGTGTGTTAATTGTTTTCTATATATTCACACCCACGAGCAAAAAACAGAACGAAGACTCTGCTCAGAGTGCTTTCTGGTTCTCTAATTACTTCTACCTCTTGCCATATCAACCTAACTGCTGAATACCCGTCACCGTTAAGTTGTGTGTAGTTTAGTTTGTTGATAATTTTTTTGCCTATTGCCCTTGTTTGTCTCTTATCTTCGTTATCATCATAAACATTAATCTTAATGTTGAACAGGTTTACAACATTGCTCTCCTCGCTCGCTTCCTTGACTTCTACAGCTATATATGGGGTAGGCGTTCCAATAGGGGCGCTCAACACATACATGTTGCCATTACAGTAGTTGTTTATCTCTACGCTCTCTTTTAATTTATCTATCAACAACGAGTCTATCATAATTACACTCTTTCTTCTGACAGTATTTTTATTATCTCATCCTTTTTAGCCTCGAACGCAGGTTTCAAAAACGGATGCGGTTTAGCTTCTCCAACCTTAACACCGTTCCTTACTATATCGTGTCCTTCCTCAACAAGCCAGGCGTGATAAGCAGGGGCTTGGAATCCAACAACGCTGCTATACTTGTAATTCTCTTTTTTGGCTCCCGCCAACAAATTACCTGTTATCTTCTGTGGTAGTTCACTACCACTTTTTAAGGTTTTCTTAACCTCTGTCATCACAACACCTACGGCTTTGTTTCTCAGGGCTTTGTCGTGCTTTAGTATTTCTTTTTCGACTTTATCAAGATAGGAAGTAAACTTGCTCTCTAACCACATTTTTATCTCTGACGAATCTCTTGTGTAATTATTATCTTATCCCTCTTACCCTCATCCACCTGCTTCACCGTAAGGATGTCGAACCACCTCTCCCCAAACTTAATCTTGTCTGCTTCCAAGACAGCCACAGAACCATCTACTGTAATACTATGAGAGGCGGCTACTGAGACAGTTTGATATTGCACGCGAAGTCTCTCGCTTATCGGCTCAACTGAAGCCCACACTGTCGCTATCCGCTGAGACTTGTCTTCGACATAGCCTCTGTCATTTGTCCTGATAACACGCCAAATTTCTATCCTATGACGTCTTGCAGAGGAACGGGATTTGAAATTATTCTGTAAGAATTTCATTCATAGACTCCTCAGATACCGTTTCTTTTACCCAATCCATATCTTCCACCATACCTTTGACATAGCCTAACGCAGACAGTTCTCTCGCACGTTCTTCTGACAACTGTACTGTTGTACTGACTCTATGCTCAGTGTGCAAGTACTTGTCTACGAAGTCTTTCAAAACTATGTAGGACTTGTCTTCTTTTTTCTTTTTCACATTGCCTCCCACGTATGAAGCCTATAAGGTCGAATTAAATTTTCAAAAGCAGAAGGTATCTCTGCCTCTCCTGCCCTATTCTCGTAGCTGTAGGAGACATAAAGCAAAATTGCATCCCTCAAAGGCTCTGGTACAGACTCGCCTGCGTCTCCATATCCTGCCTTGTACTCTATTCTCAGTCTTCCACCACCCGATGGCAATATCAACCTTGCAGGGATAACCTCTATGTTTTTCGTCACCGTGTCCAAGTCTATGTCCTCTCCATCTATTTTTACCTCTAAAATCTCTTGTACTGGAGAGCGGGGGAGATCCACAAAAGCAGGGGCATCATAATCGTGTCCGAACACCCAAGTCTGTGTTATCAAAGACCTCTTGATGTAATCCTCTACTTTTATTCGACCGCTTCTGATTCTTGCAGTGAACCAATCATCCTCGATACCACTGTCAGCATGACACTGGACAAGGGCTTCTTGTAGAGTCACGGGTTCTGCTCTCGGCGCAGATAGTTGTCTCAGGTACGGGGTTGACATTATTTAGCCTCTTTAGGTTTAACTTCCCTACGTTCTATCTTCGGATTCTTGTCGGACGTTGCAGTCTCAGCATTAGGTTTTTGTGGCAGATTGTTTAGAATAGAACCTATCTTATCGAGAATAGGCGTTATGACGTGAGCCGCCACCAGTCTCGCCGCAACCTCTGCAACAAAACTCACAATATCGCCAGTCTTGTACCATTTGGATGGTTTTTGACTGTCATCTCTGAACGTTTTTAACACTTTATAGTTTTGCATTTCTTTAATCTCCTTTGATTGAGGTGGGAAATAATCCCCACCCCTTTTCATAACTTACTTAGGCACTCGCCCCTGCCAACGTTACGAACGGACTGCGAACCACATTGTCAATACCTTTGATTCCAGTATTAAGAATGGGCTTACCGTCCACATTAAATCTGGCAAACAATCTCGTAATGCCTTTGTGGGCAAGAGTATAAGGATCGCTAAACAGAGTGATATTGCTACCGTCCTTAATCACATACTGCTTCAGGTCAGCAAGGGTTATATCACCCTGAGAACCAAGAGCAGGAGTGCGGTCAGTGAACAGCAGAGGATAGCCGAACAAAGTCCCAGGCACACCCACAACAGCAGATGGTTGAAACACCAACTGCCCCGCAGGGTTCTGCAAACTCAAAATAGCGGGCATAGCCGTCTTGCTCACGATGAATGTATAGCCACCCGAACCAATCGTCAAAGACAGCATCTTGACAATGTCATCGTACTTAATCTGTCCTGTCGTGGTGCGTGTTGCCACTGCATTAGACGGATGGGCAATGAAGCCTTGAGGCTTCCCAACACCGTCACCGAAGAGGAATGCCTGTTCCTCCGCGTTGTTAATGGCATCCCCAAGATACCGAGTAACTAAGGTTTCGAGACCTGCGTAGTTGTTGCGGAGGCTATTGCTCACAGGGACCCAAGAACTATTGATGAAAGGCGTAAACTGAGTCGTTCTTACCTTCAGGTCACTCGTTGGAGTCCTGTCCTGGTTTTCCGAAACCCATTCGGAAGTCGCCCCCGCATAGACACCCTGATTGCCAGACTGGTCGAGGGAAATCATATTGAACGTGGCATCGGGAGATTCACCTGCCGCTATGACGGTGGCTCTCGGACGGA